GATATTGAAAGAGAATTGGAAGAAATATCAAAAAAAAAAGGAGCATTTAGTCAAGGACAAGAAGTAGCTTCACAAGTAGAGGGCAAAAGTGCTAATTTATTTAGAGTTCTTTCTAGGCAATCTGGACTATTTGTATTTCCCCCTACAATAGAGAGACCTCGTCCAGCTGATTTTAGAAAAAAAAACTATCCTGATGAAGAATTAAATGAAATGGAAGTTACTAAAGAAGAGTTACGAGAGTTATTAAGACAATTGTGTAATACTGAACAGAATCCCGAATTAAGTATTACAATTGATGAATTTATTGGGAAAATAGCCTCTAATTCTAAACAATCACTTTATTTTAAAGATGAGATTTTAAGTAAAATTTCATTTCCAGAAGAAACCGAAACTCTTAAAGATAAAATTGTATATATATGTAATAGTCATAAAGAATTATACAGTGATTTTGAGGAAGATTACAGTGACGAAACACTAACATATTTAGAAGCGATTGATAAATCTGTTTTGAAATTGGAAAACAATCATTTAAAACTTAATATGGTAGATCAAGAAACAAACAGTTATAGTTTAAACGTATTATCCCCGAAATATTATAAAATTTTAATGAATATAAATAAAACTCCTGGATTAGTGTTTTGCTATTCACAGTTTAGAAATGCCGAAGGTATTGGTATATTACTAAGAGTATTATCATTTAACGGCTATTCAGAATTAAAAGTAGATGAGAAAGATTTATCCATTATAAAAGATAATAGTATTATAATTGGTACTAAAGTTCGTTATATGTTAGAAGAAAATGTATGGAAAACATCCAGTGTTAAAAGTATCGAAGATGAAAAATATGTATTAATTGATGAAACAATAGAATTTAGTAAAGATGAATTATTTAAATGTTTTTATTCATTATGGACAGGATCTGAATCAGTCGAGCAAAGAGGTAAAGTATTAGAACTTTATAATGATCCAAATAATAAATATGGTCAACAATGTTTAATTTTATTAACAACATCGTCTGGGTCTGAAGGTATATCATTAATGAATGTTAGACAGGTTCACGTGTTAGAACCATATTGGAATAATGTGAGAATACGACAAGTTATTGGTAGAGCTAGAAGAATTAAATCCCATGTTACCCTGCCAAAAGATCAACAAAATGTTAGTGTTTATAATTATATTATTAAATTTACAGATGAACAAAAGAATGGACAATGGGGATCAGAGATTGATATAGAAGAACTTAAAAAATTAGATGAAAATGATTTGCCAGAAAATATGAGTGCTATTATAAATGACGACTCTATGGGTATACCCGAAATTACTAAACAATTTGCTGCAGAAAGAATGTTAATTTCTCAAACTATAATGGATAAAGATGATGGCAAAACATCTGACGAAACCTTAACTGATATAGCACATAAAAAATCTAGTATTTTAAATGAATTCTTACTGTTAATGAAAGAAGCTGCTATAGACTGTAAATTTAATAGAGAAGATAATATAAAATCGGATAATTCATTGGTAATGTTAGAGTGTTTTGATACTATACCCAGTGAAGATTCAGAAAATATGTATAATTATAATTTAACAAATACGTTACAATATGAGAAAGGTATATCAATGGAAGAAAGTTTAGAAACAGTAACGGAAAAAATAAAAATATTAAAATTAGGATTAACAAACAACAAATATTTACATTATATAGTATTTTTACCAAATGATATTGAAACAATTGAGGAATATTTAAATACTGAAAAACTATCATTAGATATTTATGACTATTATACATATTATGGGTTAGATTATAACACACATCTAAAATTATTAAATAAAACTAAAATAGGTAGAATATTTTTAAAAGGAACATCATTATCAACTGATTTTAACGAACAATTTATAAAAAAAATTAAATATTATTTATCGATAGAAGAAATAATAAATAAATTAGATAATAAACTACCACCTAGAAATGAGGTTGGTAAAATAACGTGGAGTAGTAAGGTTAAATTATTACATAAAGACCTTTTAGAAAAAAATAAATGGGAATGTGTAATATGCGATGATACTAAGTATTTAAGTGATATTACAATTTGTCCGAAATGTAATATAGGTACATCCGATATGTACGAAACAATTAAAAGTCAAAAATCACTATTAAAAGTAGAATCTAAAACAGAACCTGTTAAACCCACTGTTAAAATAGGTAGATTTGGTAAACGAAAATAGTTTACATTACTCGTTATTAATATATTTATTTACCGCTATTTATAAATAACGATACCGCTATTAATAAATTTATTTATCTAAATAAATAAGTGTATTATATATAACTATGAGACTTTTACATATTTCCATTATATTATCAGTAATAACCGAATTATTTCTCGACATTGGATTATTATCCACCAACGAAATCAATACAATTTTACGATAAACAAGAACCTTTGCGATGGTTAATTGTCGCCATCGTATGGCTACCAATCATTCTTGCGTTAATCAAAATATCGAAATTATATACATTAATCGCCGCATCTGTTATATTATTTTCATTTTATATAAATAGAAACTCCAGATATAAAGAAAAGTTTGGAAATATAGGCTATTTGCATTTAATTGGCTTTATAATATTATACAAAATGGAGAAAATAATACTAAAAAAACTATATATTTACTGTATATTTTATCTTTATTAATTGGTGGCAGTTTAATGGGTAAAAATCGACGCAACAATTTATCGATAGATATTATTGGCAGATTATTATTTTATTATGGATTTTATAACTTTGTTACGATATTGATATAACTGGTAATAGTTAGTATAACCAATGATAGTTAGTAAATATAATAACAAAAATTTGATTAATTATAATTAAGTCCAAATTTTTTATTAATCATGAATACTGAAAGAATGGCTTTAACCTTTGGGGATGCTGGTGAAAATCATATTGGAAATCAAATGTTAGGAAAAAAAGGGGAAATAGGTTCTGGTTTGACAATTGAGGATCTTAACCTATTAAAAGTTTATTTCGAATTATTGGGATTTGTATGTGAATTAATTGATTTAGGAGGTATATTAGATAAGGTGGCTAAAGAGGGGAAAACAGGTGAAATTATGGATTGGGGATTTCCAGCAGGCGTTTTAATAATTCGAAGGTTTATAGAAAAAGAAACCAGACTAAAATTATACGAAGAATTAAAAGTTATATCTTGGGATCGAAAATATTGGGATACCAGGAGGAAAAAAGTGTTAAATAAAAATGCCAGAGCAAATTTAGTTTTTGTAGATGGGTTTCAACAAGAACCTGAATATGAAAATAAAAAAGGTAGGGTTGTTGATAGTTTAAAATTGGAGACATTGGACAGTGTAAAAACCTCTTTAATGACTGCTATCAACACTGGTCTTAGCGAAGGTGGTAGTACTACTAAAAGTATTCAATATATATGTGAAGGTAATCGATATTATGATTTAAAAAAATGTGGCATAGGCTTTCACGGAGATAAAGAACGGACCAGAGTAATTTGTCTTTCGTTGGGTGTTAATGACTATAAAATGAGGTGGGTATGGTTCTATAAAAGCAAGCCTATCGCACCACCAACCGAAGTTAAATTAAATAGTGGCGATGTGTACATAATGAGCGAAAAAGCAGTTGGTTATGACTGGGCTAAAAGGATTATACCTACACTTAGACACGCAGCAGGTCCTAAAAAATATATAAATTTAGATAAATATGCTACTGAATAAATGTCTACAACCTTAACTTTTATAGAGAGTTTTGTTATTATTATTTCCATAAAAAAATATATTATTTTTATTAATATAGAATTAAAATAATATATTTCTATAATATATAGTATGAATTATAGTAAAATCCGAAATCCGAAAACAGGCAGATTTGTCAAAACCACTAGTAAATTAGGAACATCAATTATCCAAGCTTATATAAATCAGTTAGGTGGACAAATAGACTGTGGATACGATGAGAACACAAAAAGATGTAATAAAAAATCTAAAGGACATTTAAATGAACGATGTACCTTAAGCAGTTCAAACAGATGTCAACTGGTCAAAACTAATTTTAAAAAATTTGCTGATACCGGACCGCCAGCACCTAAACCCAGTTTAAAAAAAATGGCTGATAGCAGATCCCCCGCGCCTGAGCCTAAACTTTATTCACAACTAGACAAATATGATTTTAAATTTGGACTCTATGATGCTAATTATTGTACAGAAAGAAGATTTGGAATTATGATGGGTGATACAGATACCAAAATGGGACTAAACGAAGTAGTTGATGTGGTTGAAGATATTAGAACAAATCAACCCGAAAAGTTTTCTAAATTTATAGACGATACTTGGGAACTTGTAGAAAATCTTAGAGAACATATTGGTGACCCTGAATCTAATTTTAGACCAGGTAGAATGTTTAACAATGATCCAATAATCTCAGCATCCGTTTTCCGTTGGAGTCGTGTGGAAGAAATGTATCGAGCAAGCAATGCCATGAAGAAAGCAGATTTAAATAAATTTAAATTAAATGAATTAGTTAAATTTGCTGCTAGTCTCGCTAGTTTAATATGTAGTGGTGGTGGCGGGATTGAGATTAAATATCCAAAACCAGGTGAAGATGAGTATTATGGAAGAGAATTAGAAATCTCTCTCCTTAGACCTTGGAAAAATGGATGGTAATAACTGCTCGTATTACTCTCGAACTTTTAAAGTTCTAATTATAATATAATTGGAACTTTAATGTGTCACTTAAAATAATTCTTGGATTAATAAATCAACCAAAAATTTAATAATATATAAACCTTGGTTAACTATAATAATATAACTTATATAGATTGTCAAAATAATAACCACTTGACATACTAAGTTAAATTACCGGATAATTGAGAATATTTAAGTTGTAATAATAATAAGTGACAGGTTTACCCAATAATCTAAAAGAAGTTTGTTACAATAAATAATTATAAATCTAAATTTACAGTAATATAAGTGTTATAATTCTATTAAATAACTTCCTCGACTTTTACTTCTAATACCATCGAATGTTGTAAACTTTCATTTATTAAAAATCCTTCTATCTTAATTTCATCAGGATTAATATCTAAATACTGATTATCTCCATCATCATCAATACCTATAACTTTATTATTTATAAAAATGCTTTTAATATTTTTAAAATTCTCTGGCACATTTTCCTGCAATTCATCTAAGTTTCTTGTATCCACTATATAAACACCATTTTCTAAATGAACTTTAAGATCTTTTAAATTATTGTTTATTTCTAAATCTTTTATTTCTAAACCTTTTATAATAATTTTATCTCCATGTTTAAAATTATTATTATTAATAAATTTATTTAGGTCTAATTTTAAAATAGATGGATTCTCTGGTACAGTGGTTATTTTTTCAATTATTAAATTATCTTTATCATTGGAATATAATTCACCGTTCGGTCTAAGTATTTTAATAGTTAAATTCGTTAATTCTGTTAATGGGGTTGGAAAAAATTCAACTATGTCATTATCATCATTTTTATAATATATCCATCCTCTTGTTTGTGCGGATTTAGCACCATTTAGTGTTTCATTATATCTAAATTCTTTATCAAAATGAGCTTTGCAAAAAATATTCTTAGATTCATAATTTGTAGTGATTATGTTAGAATTAAGTTCATCTATAGAAATCATTAAATAAGGCTCTGATTTTGAGCCAGTGGGAATGCTTCTATCGTTTAAAATTATATAGTTATCATAGTTTGGAATAATGAGTCTTTTTAATTTTATAGATACTATATTTTTTAATCTTCGATCTATACTTATTCCACGCGAAGATTCAATGGGCTGTGTTGTTCCATTAAATTTAATGGATGTTGTTTGGTCCGGTGAAAAATTTAACTTGTAATCATATCTATCTTGGTGATTACTTGCTATAATTCCAATATCATCAGTCTGTTTACCCTGCCAATCTCTATTTATACTGTTTATTATTAAATTATAAGTTCTGATTTTTTTATCTAAAACAATTTCCTTTTTAATAATTTTAGTATTGTAATAGTTATCTAAATTAGACGGATTGTTTTCTCTAACTGAAGAATTTGGTTGTTGCTGACTAAATTGTTCCCCTATAGGAGAATTTTGTTGTTGCTGACTAAATTGTTCCCCTATAGGAGAATTTTGTTGTTGCTGACTAAATTGTTCCCCTATAGAAGAACTTTGCGGATGTTGACTAAACTGTTCCCCAATAGAAGAACTTTGCGGATGTTGACTAAACTGTTCCCCAATAGAAGAACTTTGCTGTTGTTGACTAAACTGTTCCCTAATAGAAGAACTTTGCTGTTGTTGACTAAACTGTTCCCCAATTGAAGAATTTGGTTGATGAGATGGTTGACTAAACTGTTCCCCAATTGAAGAATTTGGTTGATGAGATGGTTGACTAAATTGTTCCTGAATCGAAGAATTTGGTTGATGAGAAAGTCCATTTTTTTGTTTATGAACAGAGGAATCACGGGATATAGGTATATCTTGAGATTCTTGGTTAAATTGTAAATTATCATTATTTGAGTTCATTTCATCTACAATATTTTTATAATCATTATTTCGAGAACTAGATATTTCTTCATATCTTTTATTAATATTAGTATTCTCTTCTTCTATATTTTCGGTAAAACTAATATCTTTATTAGGATTAATTGATACATTATTTCTTTCTGTTTGTAATCTTTCATACATTTTAGTAACATCATTAGTATTATTAACGTAGGACGGTTCAGGTCGTTTATCTACCACGTTTTTTTTCTCAAATAAAGTAGGATTATTCTGTGTTTTTTCAATATACTGTGAAAAATAGGAGTATGATGTTTTTAACACCTTTTTAGTTAATTCTAAACTACTTTGTGTATTATCCATTTTAGAAAAGTTGATATTATATAAATCTTTTTGTTCGTATATAGAATTCATAATATTAATAATTTCATGTCTAAATTTACTATTTTCATTTATATCATAGTTATATTGTTTATATAATTTTTCCCTTATAATATTAGATATTAAAGTATAATTATTCTTAGAAAAATAAAATTTATCCATCTATTATAAATATAACAATAAATTTTATATTTATATTAATACAATTATTATAAATAATTAATACAATTATTAACAATTATTTATCTATTACAACCCCAATAACATTTTCGTTGTAAATGTTTATTAATATAACATTTAAACTGTCCTTTATTATTATTCCACTTGTTACACCAAGGTAGTTGTTTATCTTCTAAAATATTACATTTAATTATTAATGGTTGTTTAATAAAATAATTTTTAGTTACTAAAAATAAAAAAAATAAAAATACTATTATTTTATACATTACTATAATAGTATAATAGTATAATAGTATATTTTATTTAGTGTTCTCTTTTTTCCATTTATTAAATTTATTAATAAAACTATTAAGTTTATCTAATACATCTAACCGTTTATTGTGTGTTTCAATGTCTTCTAAAGTTAAAGGGGTTCTATTAAATGGATCTGTTTTATCGTGTATTAAATGATTTATTATTGTTTTTTTATCTAAAATAATATTTGACTCTGGTAATACAATAGGTTCTGTTATGGGCATATATAACAATGGATCACAAAATTCGGAAGGTATTTCAGCACTATAATTAACTTGATTTTTTATAGTTTTGTCTATACTTTCTAATACATTATTGATTATACTTAAATAATTAGATTGTGTTATATCCTGAATATCTTCGGCAAATTGTTTTAGAATAGTATTAAATTCCGCATAATCGGAGGTAGTATCTACAATAGATTTTATAAATATATCATTTTTATAATATATAGAATATATTTCATAAATACGTGTGTATACATAACTCCAATTAAAATTCAAATTTTCTTGGGTAATATATTTAGTAAAAGCAAATGATTTAATTGATTTTTTGGTAAAAAGTTGTTTTAACCAGAAATTAATAGTAGATACTAATTTATTTGAGTTAATCCCTTCTATTAAGAATAAAGGAATTTTATTAATTAAGTTGTATACTAAATCCAATGTATTTTTAAAATATATAATATATTTATTTAATCTTATAGTTTCATAATATTGGTTTTCTTCATTACGTATAATTTGATTATCTGATAATGGTGTCATATTATTAACACTAACATTAATATTATTTATGCAAAATATTAATTCTTCATAATAACTGCTCATATCTGATAATATAACACTTATAAAATTAGAAGTTATATAAAGTTTACTATCGATTTCATCTAATTGAATATATTTAATACTATTTTTAATTATACTATTTTTAATATTAATTTTTTCATAGTCCTCAAGTTCATTCGAACATTCTATATTAATATATAGTTTAGTTAAAATATTCATAAATATTGTAGTATCATATAGTGTTAATTTATTAAATTTTAATAATAAATAGTCTATAATAAATGATTTACTAGAAAAGTTTATTTTATCAGAATTAAGAATAGTTAGTCCTAAATTAATAATATTATTTTTATAGTCTTTGTTAATATCTAAAGTATTAGATGTCACCGTATTATGTGTAGTAATATAACCTAAAATTAAACATATATGATTAATTCTATTTGGTGGAATACCTTGATTTTGTATAGTCGTTAATTCGCTAATAATGTAAATACTATCTTTAATATAAAATTCATTTAAAATATTAGTAAAATTATCTATTTTAGTAGTAATAGTATTAATATTTTTTCTAATGGAATTTAAATAAATATCTTTAAAATAACTTGAACTATAATTCCATCGTACTGATAATTCCTCAATCTTTAATAAATCATTTAAATTTTCTAATGATTTATTATAATAATTTATTTTAAAGATAGAAGCTATTAAACTTATTTCTGTTAACAGTAATATATAATCTAATATATATAATTTCTTAGGATATAATTCATTCAGTTTAATATTTTGTTGTGTTCCATTATCTTGATCGTCATTTAGTAGAGTATCCGTAATACACATATCGGATTTAAAAATAACTCCTTTTTCTTTAAAATGTTTATAGTAGTTAATAATAACTAATAATGATTTATTTAAAAAATTTAAAGACACTAAATTATTAGTAGAATTATTAATAATATAATAGGTCTGTTTATATAACTTATTTTTTTCCAATAATGATATAAACCAATTTTCAATACTGTTTTTATCTAGGGTATCAAATAATAAATAAAGATGCGTTAGGGAGTCTTTATAACTTTCATCTATAATAAGTTTATTAATTATTTTTCCTAAAAATGATAGCTCATTATTATCTAATATCCAATAATTTTCATATATAATAGATTTAAATTTTTCTAATTTAAATAAATTATTATAAATTTTGTAAATATGTGGAAAATCTAAATTATTTATTATATTTAATAAATTATCAATAAATTTTGAGTAAAATAGGGTTCCTTTTTCGCCAAGTATTAAATTATAATCTAAATTTATTAAATAATGAATGTAACTGTCATTATTTATTAATAGTGTTTGAATATAATTAATATCATTGATTTTACAATTACTGTTGGTGATATCTAAACTCGAATTAGATAAATATAATATTTCATATAAACTGTTCTCCTGTCGTTCATATGATTCATATAAAAATTTAATTCCATCTTTCCGAATAAATGAAAATGTAGTTAGATCTAAATTCATTTATATTTTATATTTTAAAAATATAATTATTCAAATTTTATTTAAATATTTATATAAATATATTTTAGTATTTATAAATAAAATATTCAGTACTTCTAAGTAACCAAGCTGTAGCTAATTTTAAATGTTTTCTATATTTTTTGATAGTATATTTATTAATAACAAATTTCTCATCCCAATCTACTAATTGCTTATACCCTTTTTCTTTTATCCAATAATAATAATTTAAATTAGGTTGTCTGCTATTTGTGAAATTTAATGCGGGAACTAATTTGATATCATAGAAATCTTTATCCCATACGCCTATTTTTAATGTTTTATTAGGTAAAAAATTAAAATCTGTAAATGCTAATCCTCCATCAATATATGTCTTATTTCTAATTTTATTAATATAATTACCACTATAATAGGGAATATGTATAGCTGCGTGAAGTGTATCTATAAGTTCTTTATTACTTTTCCATTCCGACATTAATATAAAATCACCATAAAATGAAGTTAATCCTATAAATAATTTTCCATTAAGTTTTTTATAGTCGTCTTTTAAAATAAATTTTTGAAATCTTTTATCGTGAAAATAAGAGGCATTCAAATAACTTCCAATTTTTTTTGCTTCATTTGACATATCTATATATTCTTTCTCAATAGCCTTGTTATTATAACCTAACAAAATATACATACCCATTATACAACCTGCAGAAATGCCATAGTATTTTTTTGTTAAAAGTTTATCACCCCATAATTCTTCCATTGCTTTATGAACACCTATAAAATATCCACCTCCCCATCCTGCGCTTCCAAAAAAAAAAGTTTCTGGACATTCTTTCATTAATTAATATTAGATAAATTTATTAACTAAGGATAAATTAATTAAATGATACTAATATTCTAACATTTTCCTTTGTTATAGTTCGACTTGCAGAAATTGATAATTCTTTTCTTCCTTTATTATTAATAATTTTTTTATAACTATCATTCATATCTTGTTCTATAACTTTAATATTTTTAAAAATAGCATTTATAATATTATTTTCAATAGCCCATCTAAAAAAATTTAATTGTCCTACAGTTGTTATTATAGATTTCGGTTTATCATAGAAGAATTTTATTCTTGCTCTTCTACAAAACGGATCAAATTGTTTTTTGGAATATCCTTTAAGTTGTAATTTATAATTTATATAGACATTAAATTTTATAGACTTATTATCTTTTACTAATATATAGTTACAATTATTTTTTTTAGAATAATTAGTGACATACCAATCTATAATTCGTAATGATATATTAGATTTATTTTTTAAAATATCTAATAGTTTATTTAAATTATCATTTAATGAATAAAATTCTCTTAATGAATCCATCAAAAGATCTTGTTTAGTAGTTGTTAATAATAAAATATTAGAAGGATCTAAAGTATCAGTCATTATCAATTATTTACATAAATAAACTTTAAATATTAAAATATTAAATTAAAATATTTTAATATAAATAGATTAAAATATTAAATTAAAATATTTTAATATAAATTTTAATCTATTAAATTAAAATATTTAATTATTTTTTTAATAATAGTTTTTTACAATCATCAATAGTAAATGTATCTATATCTTTTATTTTATTTTTAGGAATTCCTACAATTTTATTTTTTCTATTTTTATTATATTTCATAATATAGGGACCATATTGTCCATCTATTATTTCTATAGTTTCTGATATTTTTCTTAAAAGTTTTTTAGTAGTGTTATTAATAATATCTATAAAATCATTAATATTAATATTATCTAAATCTACTATATCATTATTAATAGAAAAATTTTTGGAATCATACTGTATATAATACCCATAAGAACTACAACATAAACAAATTGATTTATTTTTATATAATCCAACTTGTTTTGGTAATGACATTAGATGAACACATTCATCCAAAGTAATTATAGATATATCTTTATTTTTAGGTATGCTAAAATGTTTAACAGTTTGATCGCCTTCCTGTATAACAGACCCAAATTTTCCGTTATATACATAAATAGCATTTTTAGTACTAGGATGTACCCCAACTAATTTTTTGGTATTATTATTTTCCCATGTTGAGGATTTATCAGTTGCAGCATTAGATAATTCCTTCACTTTAGAAATAAACTTTTTATAGACATTATCAACAATATCTATATAATTTATAGTTCCTATAGCGATTTTATCTAAATCTTCTTCTAAATTAGATGTAAATTTACAATTAATAATACTATTAAAATGTTTATTCATAAATATATCTACCATTTCTCCCAATTCTGTAATAAATATTTTATTTGTTTCCTTGTTAACAACTGTTTCCTTTTTATCTTTTTGAATGACGCCTTTTTCTAAAGATATTATTTCCATATTTTTAGTAATTCCATTATTAGAATCCTTTTTAACATACTCTCTTTTGAATAATGTATCAATAATATTAGAATAGGTAGAAGGTCTCCCAATACCTTTACTTTCTAAATCTTTGATTAAACTTGCTTCATTGTATCTTAACGTTGTTTTATTATTTTTTTCATAAGATGTAATCGTTATATAGTCAACTGTTTCATTCGCTTTTAGAATATTAATAATATCAGTATGATCTTCGCTTTTATAATTATACAGTATTTTATATCCTAAGAATACCGGTTTTTCTAAATGACAATTAAACAATATTTTATTTTTTGTATTTTCTATAATAATTTTATAGACTTTTATTTTTAGTTCAGTCATCTGTGAAGCAACAGTTCGCTTCCAAATTAAAGAATATAATTTTTTTTCATAATCTGCAAATGTATCATCTAATTCTGTAATAGTTATATCTACAGGACGTATACATTCATGAGCTTCCTGTACATTTTTAGAATTATTTTTATAGATTCTATTTTCATAAAATGTATCGCTGTAGTTTTCTTTAATGTATGATTCTATTGTTTTACTAAAGGTATCACTTATTATTTTAGAGTCTGTTCGCATATATGTTATTTTTCCTTTTTCATACATATTTTGTAAATATTTCATGGTTGATTTAGGTGATAGTCCATGTGTAGAACTGGCATCCTGTTGGATACTGGTTGTAATGTATGGTGAAGGAGGGTTACTTTTAGATAGTGTATTATTAATACTCTTTATTTTAAAAGTAGCATCTTTTAATTCATTTAGAATAGCGATAACCTCCAAATCTGTTTTGTATATTTCCGGTGATTTTGTATTTAAATTTTTTTTTTTATATAAAAACACTGATTCTAAATTAAAATAACTATTATTTTTAAAGTCTTTTATAGATTTTTCTCTTAGATGAATTAAATGTAAAGCACAAGATTGACACCGTCCAGCAGATATTTTATTTTTAATATGTTTCCATAATAATGGAGATATGCTAAATCCTATTAAATAATCTAAGGCTTGTCTTGTTTGTTGTGATTTTACCATATTTATATCTATTAATGTTGGATGTTGTATTGCGTGTTGTATCGCTGTTTTACTTATTTCATTAAATATTATTCGTTTTGTTTTCGTTATATCTAATTTCAGCTCTGTTATTAAATGAAACCCAATTGCTTCTCCTTCTCGATCCAAATCAGAAGCAATGATTACTTCTGAACAAGTCTTAGATATTTTTATCAATTCAGTTAAATATTTTTTTTTGTCTGCGATTACTCTATATTTAATTTTATAATTATTATTAATATCTATAGCCTTTAACCCTAATTTAGTATCAATATTAACAGTGTGTCCCATACAGGCTTTTACAATATAATTTTTACCTAAATAACCCTGTATTTTTTTACATTTTGCGGATGATTCTACAATTACTAATTTTTTATTTGACATATTTAATTAAAATTTAATTAAATTTTAATTAAATATTTCAAATTTTATATTTAATTCTTATATTAATGTATAAATGGATAAATCTAACAATATAATTAATTTTTTAATGGAATCTTTTATTATAGATAATTTAGAATTATCAAATCCTATATTTTTTAATAAATCTATTAATAATATTCATAAAAAAATTAGAAATATAAAATTAGAACAATTATCATCTATAGATGATTTAAATAAAAAATATACTTTATATAAACTTTAGTTGTATCCTTTATAAACTTTAGTTGTATCCTTTATAAACGTTAGTTGTATCCTTTATAAACGTTAGTTGTATCCATCTGGAGAATTTTGTTCTAATCCTTGTATACAATGTTGGTTATCGAGTGTTTTTATGCAAGAATTTTGATCAACATTTGGCACCTCATTACTTTGACTATCATTAAATTGAGCTGTTGATGTAAAGTCTGTATCTAATGGGCTTCCTTCTAATGTATCTACAATATTTGCTCCCTCTAAATTTTCTATAGTATTTAAATTTTGACTTGGTTCACTATATGTCACAACATTATCATTATTTTGATTATTATTCTCATCATTATTTGTTTCATCAACTATATTTTTGGCACTTGGAAGCCAAGATGTTTCATTTGGTAAAGATTTACTTAATGAAGTATTATATAATCTTAATTTATTGGCGGTCTGAAGCGTTATTATAAATGCTACTGATATCAGTAATGCTAAGCCAGGATCTCTGGTTGCCATAAAAACAATAATAAATGCAACTAATATTCTTACAACTGTATTATCCATTAAATTTGCTAATGAAGGTGATAATTTAGGGGCAACCAATGCCGCATATAATCCTAATAATATTTTTAAGGATACATTAATATAATTATTGTCTAAAGCTCTATTTAAAATAGTTTCTGAATTTTTTAATAAATTGTTAGCCATATTTTCAACTGTATCTACCATTATATCATAGTATAAGATATTAATTTTGATTAATTTGTAATTAAATATAAATTTGATTGTTAATTTGTTTAAATATACTCAAATATATACAATGCCATATTCAAAGACAACAACCCAAACTTCTAGTTTTAAAAATACTTATTTAAAACTCTATAAAAATGGACTTAAAATTGTTCCATTAAAAAACAAATCATCTAAAAAATATTTAAGTGATACATACTTAAGTGATATGAATCCTACAAAACCTATCTATTGGAATATTACTCATAATTGTTGGTTCACCTCAAAGGACAATACTAATTACCTACTAAAGAATGGGTCTAAATGGCAGTCAAAGTCCATAAAATCGACGTCCTCTTCTAAAGGGGAAGCTATGGATTTTACAAATACCTTTTTAAAACTCTATAAAGAAGGTCTTAAGATTGTTCCATCTGATAGTTATACTTTTGACCCAGTAAGTGATATGAGTAGAACAAAGCCTATTTATTGGAATGTTACTCATAATTGCTGGTTCACATCAAAAGACAACACTGATTATCTAGTGGAAAATGGTTCACAGTGGTGGTCAAAGTCTACATCATCTTCTGAAGAGGAAGGTATGGATTTCACAAATACCTTTCTAAAACTCTATAAAGAGGGTCTTAAGATTGTTCCATCTGATAGTTATACTTTTGACCCAGTAAGTGATACGAGTAGAACAAAGCCTGTATACTGGAATGTTACTCATAATTGCTGGTTCACCTCAAAAGACAACACTGATTATCTAGTGGAAAATGGTTCACAGTGGTGGTCAAAGTCTATTTCAGTTTAAGTCTTTTATTAAATAGAAATTAAATTAATTATTTTTATTAAAATGTTATATTATACTATATTTATAATGATTTTTAATGTTAGAAAAACAATTTTTAAAGACCCTGAATTCTATATAAATACTACTCCCAAATTAAAATGTCAAAATGCACCACCAACAGAAATTAATATAGATAAAAATAATAGTAGGATAATTGCTATTGGTGATATTCACGGGGATTTTTATTCTTTATTACACGCTCTATATAAAGCAAAAGTTATAAATAAAAATAGTGAATGGGTTGGAAAGGATACAATAGTCATACAATTAGGGGACCAGTTAGATAAGGGAGGGAGAGGTAATATATCGGTAGATCATACGAATGATAGTATAGAAGAGTTAAAAATAATAGAGTTTATACACGATTTACATAATCAAGCTTTAAGACATAATGGGGGAGTTTACAGTTTAATAGGCAATCATGAACTTATGAATTTAATGGGAGATTTTAGGTATGCCACCCCTTTACATATAGACGGATTTGGAGGATATGAACAGCGTCGCAAACTATTTCGACCAGGAGGAGCGTTGGCTGTTAAACTAGCATGTAATACCAATGGAATAATGAAAATTGGGGATTGGGTTTTTGTTCATGCGGGATTATTACCAGAACACGTTGAAAAATATAGTTTAGATAGTATTAATAAAATTGTTAGAGATATTATTTTAGGAGTAACAGATATGAATACTATAAATGATGAAATAAAAGATTTAATATTTAATCAAAATAGTTTATTTTGGAATAGATATTATACTATAGATACAGATTCTACGAAATGTCATACACTTAATAAGACACTCAATATTTTAAATATAGGAAAAACGGGTGGCATGGTTGTGGGACATACACCTAAAGAACATATATCAGGCGAATGTAATAATAGATTGTGGATGGCAGACGTTGGTATGTCGAGTGCTTTTGGTAAAAAGAATAATGAGCAAGATCGAGTTGAAGTATTAGAAATTATTAATAATGGCGAAAGTATAAATATTATATAAATCCGAAAACTAATAAATTAATTAATATTTATATAAAAACATATATATATTATATATATATGTTTTTATATCTATCTTTTTTTATGACATTTTTTATAACAGCCATATGCTGTTTAATATATGATTTATATATTATTAAGGACAAAAAATTAAAAGAGAAACAAATTTCTAATCAAGAACTTAAGTATCAATATAAAAAAATTTTACCAACCGTTTTATTTAATGCATTTATTGTTCTTCCAGTTGTAACAAATATTACAGAATATTATATTACATATAAAACATACAATACATTTAACTTATATGATTCTTTAGTCTCAATTATAGTCGCATCCGCAAGTTTAGATTTTTTTTTTTATATATTTCATTATTTATTACATAATAAATATATATATAAATGGTCTCATAAATTACATCACGAATTTAAATATCCTGTAGGTATGGAAGCATTATATTTACACTGGTTTGATTTATGTTTCGGTAATATATTACCCTTATATTTGCCTATATTTATATTTAAAAGTCATTTATATACAATTGTTTTATGGAATATTTTTATTATTTCTTCTACAGTTTTAAATGCTCATTCGTCATATAAAGATAATAATCATATTAATCATCATATACATTTTAATGTTAATTATGGTACTGGATTATATATGGATAGGTTATTAAACACAAAAAAATAAATTATTTATTAATCAAATGTACTATTTTCGTCAGTTTGTGTTGATGTTTCTTTATTATTACTTGTTTCATCTGTTATTATTAACTTAATATTACTAGTGCTGGACTCTACAACAGCTGGTTCTGGTTCCACAACAGATGGTTCTACAACAGTTGGTTCTGGTTCCACAACAGATGGTTCTACAACAGCTGGTTCTGGTTCCACAACAGATGGTTCTGGTTCTATAACAGCTGGTTCTGGTTCCAAAACAGTTGGTTCTGGTTCTATAACAGCTGGTTCCGGTTCCAAAACAGTTGGTTCTGGTTCCACAATAGCTGGTTCTGGTTCCAAAACAGTTGGTTCTGGTTCCAAAACAGTTGGTTCTGGTTCCACAACAGCTGGTTCTGGTTCCAAAACAGCTGGTTCTGGTTCCAAAACAGTTGGTTCTGGTTCCAAAACAGTTGGTTCTGGTTCCACAACAGCTGGTTCTGGTTCCAAAACAGTTGGTTCCAAAACAGTTGGTTCTGGTTCCACAACAGCTGGTTCTGGTTCCAAAACAGTTGGTTCTGGTTCTATAACAGCTGGTTCCAAAACAGTT